GATAACTTTACTATGACTATTGAGAAACCAATGGCAGTAATGATGACACAGAATGGACCAGGACTTGGTCCTTGGACAGTAACAACACATCCTGATGTAAAAATTCAAATAAATAAAAGTGCAGTTATTTTTACAACTAAGACTGATAACGAAATGGCTAAACAATACATTGAAGCAACTTCAGGTATCAAGATGGTGTAACAAGGAGTCGCAATGGCCACACTTAATATTGCACGTAAAGCAGGCAGCGGAGACGTTGTTAATACAGTTCATGTAAGTGTTGGTGACGCTGATTCTGATGACGGCATTGCATGTGATGCAGCCCCACAGAACATAAACACAGATGTAGGCAGTAGTACAGTCTTTGTTGAGTTTCACGGTGTTGTAAGAGAAGGCGATGCTGTTGAAGCACATACTATTCCTGGTTGTAGTACACACGCCCCCGGACTTGCAACATACAGCGGCAACGTATATGTTGAAAACAAAAAAGTAGGCCGTGAAGGCGATACTTATGGTTGTGGAGCCAAAATAACTTCAGTAGGTCAAAGCACCGTTTGGGCAAATAAAGGTTGACAACATCTAATTCCTATGCTATAATACGTTATGAATTAGGCAATTAGAAAGGCAAACTATGAAAAACAAAGTAATTCTTACAGATTGTGATGGCGTTATCCTTGACTGGTTATATGCGTTTGATCAATGGATGGCACGACATGGATACACTATTGTTCAAGAAGGACAATATCGAATGGAGCTCAAGTACGGTTTAGAACGTGCAGAAGCCAAACGTTTGATAAGAATGTTTAACGAAAGTGCAGCTATTAGGAAACTTCCGCCGTTGCGTGATGCAATTAAGTATGTAAGAAAATTACATGAAGAGCATGGATACATTTTTCATGCCATAACAAGCCTTAGTAAAGACCAATATGCGTGTCATCTACGTACAAAAAACTTGCGTGAGCTATTCGGCGATACAGCATTTGAGGAGTATGTATATCTAGACACAGGTGCAGACAAAGATGATGAGCTAATCAAATATGAAGGCACTGAATGTTGGTGGATAGAAGATAAACCTGAAAATGCCGAATGTGGTGTTAAGTTTGGTTTAAATTCTTTATTAATTGACCATGACTTCAACCAATATTATACAGGGAACATTCCTCGTGTAAAGAATTGGAAACAAATTTATAATATTATTACAGGAGATACAGATGAATAATACAATACATGAAGAAATCGTACAAGCATTTAATAACTATCTTGCAGAAGCAGAGACATTTGACGAAAAAGGTGTCAAGGCAGCGGCAGCAAGAGCTCGTAAAGCATTGGGTGACTTAGGCAAACTTACAAAAGAACGCCGCAAAGAAATCCAAGACAAAAAGAACGACATGTGATGAGCGGTCAGCGGCGCTGGCTTAAAGTATGGGCTCGCACTGTTGGTATGCCTGTTGGCATCGACGATAACGATAAGCCAGAATTCCTTCCTATTACACAATCAGATGTAAAGAAGGCTCTGGCTTTTCGCACCTTTTGGATCATATTGCACGTTGTTACTTGTAGTATGATCATTATAGGCAATGGTAGAACTTTAAACTTTTGGTAAGGAGATGACCTAATGATGTGGATGGATTATAATATAATGCAAGCCGGTGATAACTTTTGTATAGAAGGCGATTGGCCTGGAGAAGTAATGGGATTAGATAGGCAAGGAAATCCTGGTAATAAGGATCATCCGTTGTATAAACCAGGCGATGTGTTTATAGTAAACGAAAGTGGTTGGCTAATAAAGACTGATGAAGTCAATGCGTTACTGCTAAAACATCAATCCAAAAACACCGACAGTTAGCGCCAACATTCTGTTATTGTGTAAATACACATATGACGCACAAAGAAGCATACAGATTGTTTTGGATGGTTAAAGGACATATCCCAGAGAGTGATGCTACAGCATTACAATCAGCAGATGGATATTTTAAAAGACTATGGGCCGACGGGTGCAATGGGGCTCCGTTATATGATTACGAAAAAGGTTTTGAACAAGCATATAATAGGAGATTCCACAATGGATCCAAAAGGATTATCGTCTCTAAGTGAAGACGATCTAAAGTGTTTAGAAAAAATAGTTGCGGTAAAGTTTGCAGAAGCATGTGAGTATGCAAAAACATTTGATACAAAAAATGGATGGCATTCTAATACTAAGTCGCAACAGTTGCTTAGAATAATGAACGCAGTTCGATCTACAAAAACTGCTAAAAGAATAAAAGAACAACGCTGGTAAATCAATGGTTGACATGCTTTCAAAAGTATGTTATAAATATACTTGTAATGTTGAAGCGATTTGACGACTGAACTGGACCCGGGGGCGGTACCCGGCAGCTCCACCATAAACACACTGAGAACGTGCAAGCGTCAGTAAGTCTATAAAGGGTCGCAACCTTGAGCAACAGTGTGTTTATGATGGGGCTGAAATAGGATCGACAGGCAGGATAGAAGAGTGGAGTTACCGGGATGTAAGCGCCGTTACCGCGAACAAACATTCTAAATGCAAACGCAAATAGAGCGCCAGAAATGGCAATGGCAGCCTAGTTAGGCTTCCGGGGTATGGGTTCCACCTAGCAACAGAACGGACCCATTTACAACGAAAGATACTATGCAACATAATACACACGGTTTTGAAGTAGAAGTAAATGAACACGATGTAGTAGATAAAGTCTACTCAGATATTACACCTCGTATAGAACAAAGCGAATGGGTGGTAAAATTAAAAAATCAAGCAGGCGAAGAATGGAAGACTAGATGCACTGAGCATTATGCTTGGAAGGCAGCTGATTACATTATTGAACTTGAAAATAAAGTTAAAGAACTACAAGAGGAAATAAATGAAATACGTAATTGATATTGACGGAACCATTTGTCAAGAAGTTTTAAAACCAGACGGCAAAAAAGACTATGCTCTTCATGCGCCGATGCCAGAGCGCATTGCAAAAGTAAATGCATTATATGACGCAGGACATACAATTAAATATATGACAGCACGTGGTGCTGTTAGTGGCGTAGACTATTTTGAACTTACTTATAAACAGCTAATGGATTGGGGCGCAAAGCATCATGAATTAAGTGTCGGCGAAAAAGAACACTACGATGTATGGATTGACGATAAGGCATTTTGGAGCGAAAACTTTTTTCGCGAAACAGGTGAAACTTATGAGTGATCATAGATTTATAGCAGCAATGGATCACAGTGGTGGTTCAACAGGCGGAGTACTAGAACGCTACGGACAAGAATACACAGAAGAAGATAAAATGGAGAAAGTTCATGCTATGCGTCTTAGAATGGTCAACAGTCCTGACTTCAACGACAAAAACATCTGGGGAGCAATCCTCTACCAAGACACAGTTACACGTGGAATGGTTAACATCTTGGATGAAAAAGGTATTGACACGTTCTTAAAGATTGATAGCGGATGCAACGAAGATGGAACACTCAAACAGTTTCCTGTAAAACAAATGCTAGAATGGGCTACTAATGGCATTGGTCCTAAAATCTACGGCACTAAGATGCGTAGTATTGTACACGGTACAGGAATGGTACATCCTGTACTCAAACAACAGTTTACACTTGCTCGTACTATTTGGGACTATGGGCTTGTGCCTATTATTGAACCAGAAGTGCCCATTGATCATCCTATCAAAGCTGAAGTTGAAGACGCTCTTATGTATCACTTGCAAGAGTTCTTAGATGAATATCCAGGCAAATGTATTCTCAAACTAACACCCCCGGAAGTACCTAACTTGTATCACAACCTTACAGTGTTCCCTAATGTAGAACGTGTTGTGTTCCTTAGTGGCGGATATGCTACACAAGAAGCATGCCGTAGGCTTAGTGCTAATGCAGACGTTACTGCTAGTTTTTCAAGAGCATTATCAGAAGGACTGGCACATTCGCAAACAGATGCAGAGTTCAATGCAAAGATTAAACAGAACATTAAAATGATAACAGAGGCATGTGTTGCTCAAACGCAACACAAATAAAACTATTATTACAGAAACCCCAAAAAACGCTCGAAACGATCGACAAAACGGAAGTAGATGTTATAATTACTATAGTGAAAGGGCAAGTGTGGTTACTTGCCCTTTACTATGTATACATATTAAAAAGGAACTAAAATATGCGTA